AACTTTTGTCCCTGTATTTATCAGGAAGCTCTTGGACTTGTTGCTTAGTCTCTTCAACTTCTAACTCGCCAAGCGTCTCATCTTCTTTGTCAATCAACATATCGTTTCCTTTTCCTGCCGTACTTTCGGTTGTAGGATATTAACGCGACACTTTCATGTTTGTGCGTTAGCTTTGCGCTCAGATTTTAGCTTGTCAGTGTGGCTTTTAGCAAATCTCCCATATGCAGAGGGGAAACTTCCAGACCATCCTTCCAACCTAAATTTTGGAGCAGAGAGTGCGCGAACTGCTAGTTCACCACACTCACATTGGATACTTACCACCTCATAAGTGGTAAATTTCTCAAACTTTTGCCCGCATTTGCAGGCGTAATCATACATTCTTTTCATTCAATTCCTCGTATGCAGTCTCACTGGCCTCTTTCAAGGTTTTCAGCCAAGTAAGAATTGAAAGCTCACCTTTTTTGAATTGTAGGTCTTTTTCGTCAGAAACTGTTGCAATGTTGTTTATCGAAGCAATAATTTTATCAACATCTTCAATTAAATCTTTCCAACCATCCATTGAGAACAAATTAAACCTGTTCTCGTAGTATTTCTGAAGTTCAGGAGTCATGCGCTACACGCAGCCGACAAAGTTAAACATTGCTTGGTATTCCATGATTTAGCCTTCAAAAAGGAGGTTGATACTGCCAGCGTCAAAGGTGTCAGTGCCGTTGACGGTAGTGATGCGAACGCGGTCAAGAGTGCCAGCAAGAGCTGCACTTCCGCCGCTTAAAAATATAAATGCCTGAGACGAATCGCCTAAAGCTGCTTGTTGTACCCAAGTATTTGTAGCCAAATTTTGCAAAGAAATAATCATTGACCCGTGCATGATTTGACCAGCACCAGCAACATTAAAAATAAAACCAGAAGTGCTATTTGTGCCAGCATTTGAAGCGCCGTTGAACGAGCCAGCGCCTAAATATCCAGTTGTAGCCACACCGCTTGATGTTCCAAGGCGAACTAACAAGTTTGATGTGCCGTTTGTAGACACGCCGCTAAACATCACCGTAATCCGCTTCACCCATGACGGGATGCTTGTGTAATCAATGCTCGTCCCACTGGTAGATGCAACAGCCGTACCCGAGGTGATAGCCCCGCCTTGGATTGTCTTGTTTGTTAGTGTGTCTGTAGTAGCCCGACCAACTAACGTATCTGTAGATGTTGGAAGCGTCAGAGTTCCTGTGTTGCTAATCGTGCTAATTACAGGAGCAATCAGTGTCTTGTTCGTTAGCGTATCTGTGGTCGCCTTACCAACCAGAGTGTCGGTAGCCGCAGGCAGCGTTACGGTTGTAGTGCCAGCCACCGCAGTAGCCTGCAATGTGGTAGTGCCTGACGTAGACCCTGACAGGTCAATTGCATTCGGTTTAAGCGTGACGGTAGTTGCCATATTTATGCTCCAATAATTTGCATCCAAGATAGTGTGGCCTCATCCCATGAGTACACTTTGCTATCTGTAGGATAAGAAACAGGTGCTGTCCATTGGCATGTGTCTTCTACCAATGTCCAACTTGAAAATGGTTGCGGAGGAATAAACGCATCCCGCTGGGTGTCGTAGGTGTAACCAATACCAGCGTAATTTTTACGCAATGGGCGGCCTTCTGGGTGCTGCCCGCCATAGGTGTTATAGCTAGTCTGCACCCAGCCATCACCAACTGCGCCAGTGTCAATGAAATCTTGCTCGGCAACAATCACTTGAGTGACTATGCCATTTTCTACTTTTGCAAAATGTGACATATTAATTTAGTTTAAGAATAACAATTCCAGAACCACCAGTACCGCCACTTGCTCCAGTTGCGGTGTAACCACCGGCTCCACCGCCACCACCTCTATTGGCTGTGCCATTTGTTCCAACAGTATCGTTGCCAGTGCCAGCACCACCACCCCCTGCACCACCAGCGCCGCCAGTTCCCAAATAGCCACCGCCTCCACCGCCACCTGCATAGGTGACGCTACTGCCGCTTAGTGAGTTTGCAGTCCCCGCACCACCAGCACCGCCAGCATTTGCGGCTCCATTACTACCAACCGCAGATGCGCCGCCACCGCCACCAAATCCGCTGCTTACGCTTGAAGTTCCACCATTACTACCTTGTGATGGGCTAGTTGATGGCGTGTTTCCAGCACCGCCAGCCCCGCCGTTACCACCACCGCCGCCAGAGCCACCGGCAACCCCTTCATACTTTGCGGGCGCTTGTCCGGCTCCACCTCCGCCGCCGCCAGTAGCAGTTATTGAGCTAAATATTGAATTGCTACCAACGCCGCCTTTTACTGAACTAGTTCCCGCACTAGTTCCCGCAGTTCCACCGCCGCCTACAGTAATGGTATAGGTTGTCCCAGCAGTAACAGCAAAAGATGTTCCGGTTCTAAAGCCGCCTGCACCACCACCACCTCCAATTCCTCCTCCACCCCCTGCGCCACCAGCCACAACAAGGTAATCAACAGTAGTAACACCAGAAGGGCAAGTCCATGAACCACTACTGTTAAAAATTTCAATCACCACCAATTTAGGCCATGTAGAAGAATTTAAACCTTGCATTACATCATTAGACCGCCAAATTCCAATGGCAGCAGATATTGTATTTGTCGCCGCAGAGGACGACATGATTGAACCCTTATATCTGTTAGACATTAGGTAATCGCCTCATACGATGCGGTTAGTTCAATTGCTGATGCTGTACCTACAGTAACCACAATGGATTGGGCTTCACCAAGATAAAACGCTGTGCTTTTATCTGCAATCACAATTGATGCGTTAATAGGCACAGGCACTTGATAGACAAGTCGGTAATTTGTTCCCGCACCAGCCGCTGCACTATTGATTGCAACAGTAACAGTAGCAATAGAACCAGTGACATTAGCAGCCACAATGTTATCTATTTTATTAACAGTATTAGATGCTGGTGTCAACGCAGTCCAGGTGGTAGCGGATGTAGTAGAAGGAATTAAATACGATGTATTTCCATAAATAGAAGTTACATTGACGATGTTGGGGTTTGCCATATTGCTTCCTTAATATCCAAAAATCATCGCCATTGCGATAGATTTACCAGTTGTAATTCCACTTCCACCACCTGTAGACGCAATTGTAATTGCACCACTTGTATTTGTAATAGTGATGTTTGAACCTGCCGTCAAAGTAGACAAGGTGTATCCCGTGCCATTACCAATAAGCAATTGCCCATTGGTTGGTGTTGTGGTTAACGCTGTACCGCCATTGGCAATAGGAAGGGCAGTTCCTGAATACGAAATTGCCAAAGTGCCGCTAGTCGTAATTGGACTACCGGCAATTGACAAAAATGATGGCACTGATGCTGCAACCGATGTAACAGTACCACTGCCTCCACCACCAGCAACCCAAGACGCTGTTGTGCCATTAGAAGTAAGCACATAGCCATTAGCACCAATTCCTAAGCGGGTTGCACTGTTTGTGCCATTACCAAGAATCAAATCGCCCGTAGTGGTTATGGGTGACAAAGCGTTGAAGGCTGCAGATGCTGTAGTCTGCCCCGAGCCACCATTTGCAATAGCTACAGTACCCGTAACATTGGAGGCGGTTCCTGTTGTGTTTTGATTGAGCGTTGGCACATCAGCAGCCTGGATGCTTGCCATCACCACATTTGTGCCGTTACCGCGCAAATATGAGCCACTGGTGACCGCGCCAGCAAAGGCATTCATACCTGTTTGCGCTGTTGTAGCGCCGGAACCACCGTTGGCAATAGCTACTGTGCCTGTAACGTTTGATGCAGTGCCTGTGGTATTTTGGTTAAGTGTTGGCACATCAGCGGCTTGAATGGTAGTCATAACCACATCCGTACCATTGCCGCGCAAATATGAGCCGCTAGTAGTTGCACCAACAAGCGCATCTATAGCAGCTTGGCGCGTGACTTCTCCTGTGCCACCGTTGGCAATAGCTACTGTGCCTGTGACGTTAGAAGCGGTTCCGGTAGTGTTCTGGTTAAGAGTCGGAACATCAGCGGCAACCATAGCGCGAAACGTAGGAACTCCAGCCGAGCCATTGGGCGCTGCCAACATGAAGTTGGCTGTCTTAGATGCGTACGGATTTTGGGTGTCCCCATAACTAGCAGCAAGACTAATTGCAGGAGTTGCACCGCCACTAGAAGCTACAGGTGATGTTCCGGTGACAGATGTAACGGGCGCTGTTCCACTAGATGCTGCTGTGATAAGCCCCTTGGCATTCACAGTAACGCTTGCGTTTGTAAATGCGCCAACATTAGCGTTGACTGTTGCTAATGTTCCTGCGGCAGTTACATTTGCAGAACCGTCAAAACTAGGGCTGGTATAGGCCAAATCCCCAGTAATAGCAATTGTTCGGCCTGTTGTTAGGGTTGCTGCGCTACCTGTGGTATTTTGGTTGAGCGTTGGGACATCCGCAGCTTGAATCGTTGCCATCACCACATCCGTACCATTACCGCGCAAATAAGAGCCACTGGTCACTGCGCCAGCCAGGGCATCTATTGCATCTTGGCGGGTTGTAGCTCCCGTACCGCCATTAGCTATTGGCAGTGCAGTTCCAGACAAACTAATTGCTAATGTTCCTGATGTGGTAATTGGGCTACCAGTTACAGACAAAAATGTTGGAACTGTTGCAGCAACACTAGTGACTGTACCGCTACCGCCGCTTCCGGTGTACTGAGGAATGTTAAGTGTATTGCCTGCAAAAGTTGCCGCACCAGACGTGCCTGTAGTGGTTAGCGTAATAGGTGCTTGGTAATCTGTTCCAGCAGTGGCAGCGGAAATTGCTGTCCCATTTCCTTTCAATACGCCTGTAACACTAGTTCCAATAGAAATAGCTGGTGTGATAGTTGCATTGGCAACAGTTCCAGAAAAACCATTTGCTGATGTAACTGAAACGGAAGTAACTGTTCCAGAGCCACTAACAGTTGCCCATGAGGTTGCTGTACCATTAGTGGTTAAAAATTTTCCACTATTCCCTGTTTGGCTAGGAATAAGTGTATCTATCTGAGATTGCAAACTTGCAATAGAGTCCAAGACAGACTGAGAAGTGCCGCCGCCATTGGTGATGACTTTAATCTTTTCTGCGACATCCATTGGGATGACTTCACCAGCATTGATTTCACGACCATCACTAAGAACAATGGTCAATCCGCCATCAAAGTCAACAAATGCGTTGGCTACGCTTATGCCATCTTCACCATCTTCACCATCTTGTCCAGGGAGTCCTTGTGGCCCTTGCGTTCCGTCAACACCAATGCGCCCATCTTGACCGTCTTTGCCATTGCGCCCATCTTTCCCATCTTTTCCATCGGAAAGTGAGTTTGCTTTAGACTGAATCGTGCCATTTAACTCATCAAAACGAGCCTCAAGGTCAGATTTGATTTTTTTCAAACCCTTAACAACAACTTCTACACTTTTGCCAATGTTTTCATTGCGATTTTGTTGCAATCTTTCGGATGCGGCAATTTTCAATGCAGCAGCCATATCCATTAGCTCTTCAGGAGACATTTTGTTTACTTTTTCAACAATGCTCATGACTGCAATTCCGTGGTGATGCGGTTTAAAAAGTCTTGCTCCATGCTAGATTTCTTATCTTGCATCTGCAACTCAACAATCTTGGACTTGTTCTTGATGTCAGCCTCTTTGAGCATCAATTCAGCTATTTTGACACGTTTGTCAAACTCAACTTGGTTGGCATCAGACTGCTGAGGAAGGTTTTTGGTTGCAGCAGCCAGCGCCCGTGTCTGCAATTCCTGTGGCATAAGCTGAGTCTCAGTATTGAGCTTGTTGGCCTCTGCACGATTCTGCTCTGCTTGAGTAGTATTGACCGCAATCTGCGCCTGAGCAGCCTGAAGAGCTAGTTGAGTCTTCATTTGCTCCATTTGCTGTGCCTGTGGGTCAGCTTGGCTCATTTGCTCCAATGCAGCAATCAATTCAAAGCGGTTACTCAGGCTGGAATTACTCAGAATTCCCTTTAAAATCAACGGCAAAACAGGTGTATTCGGGCCAAGAGTCTGTAGAAGACCAATGAACTGTTGCTGCTCATGCTCACGGGCAATGATTCCCAGCGTAGCAGTCGGCAAAAAGTTCATGTCCACAGAGGGATAACGCTCTGGGTCAAACTGCATGAAGCGGAAAGCCGCCTTGTTGATGAACGGGATAAGGAAATCCTCTTGGAAGTTCACCAAAGTGCGCTTGTACCGCTTTATGATAGACGCAACAGCCATCGACATACCGCCTTGGCCCATATCACGCGCACCATTGGACACCATTCCTTGTGAGTCTAGTGTTCCAGTGCTTTGTAGCAACATACGCTCAAAATCTTTGGCAGTGGCTAGGTTGTTGCCATCCGTATTGCCAAATTTGAACGGCATCAAAATCTCTGATGGGTTGCCGTTTGTCAGGAAAGCCTTTCCAGGCTTGACTTCAAACTTAGCTCCACGAGGAAGGCGAGTGGCATCCACCGCAATCATGGGTGATGTCGTTAATGCCAACGAGTCCAAGTGGCTGCGAACCTGTGCGTCAATAGCTTTCTGCATATTGAATGCTTTTTCCACAGTGCCACGACCCAACAGACGATTCGGAACCGTATCATCTTGATAGGCCAAGACGGGACGGTCTTTCATCATGTATGGGTTTTCTTCTGCTTTGAGCAGCAACCCATTGTTTGCAATGACTACGATTGCCTCTACCATATCTTGGTATTCTTCGGCAACAGAGTCTTCTGGGAACAGGACTTCAACTTCCTCGTTTACCTTCTTCAGGTACTCTCGCGGAACCAGCCCGTAGTAGGTCAGAAGCAGAACTTTTTCATCTTGGAACTGCACAACCTCTTGAGTTGGCTCAAGGTCTGTGTCATCGTAGGTCGGCGTGATGTTTACCTTGCGGTAGATGCCACGCTCAATGCCACGCACGACTTTGTGTATAGATACATACTTCTCAATGGCAACGCCCATGCAGTCATCCACTGATGTCCCGTTCGGGTCGAATAGAAAGTTTTTTGGGTTGACGGGAACAATCTTTACGCCAACACGCTCTTTCTCGATAACGCCAATGGCAGCTTGCCCTGGTTGACCTGGAATCGGCTGGGTAGAAGGGATGAACTCCTTTTCCATGCTGACAACAATTTCACCAATGCCAGTGCCATAGATTTCAGCCATTAGCTCAATCTGGTCGATGGACTTGCGGATTTTGTCTTTCTTGAAGTCTTCCATCATCTGCGCCTTGAGCGCAGCAACATCCAGCGAAGTGCCGTTCACATCCTTGATGTCATCCTCAATGTCAAAGAACTCGCCCTGACCAAAGATGGCTTCCATGATTTCCGCATGGCGCGTCTCGACTGCTTGCTGGGTAGCAGGAGTCACGATTCGGCTGCGCTCAGATTCGCGTGTTTTGTCTTCAGAAGCCCATTCGCCACGGAAGATACGCTCGTACTCTAGGTAGTCATCAAGGAAGTTGGTGTTACGATAATCACGCCAGCGGTCACAGTGGTCAGTGATAAAAGCAATTAACTCCTTGTCTTCAGGAGTCGGCTCATCGTAATCGTTTTGGTCAAGTTTTGCCATCTATATTCCCGAAATAACGTCCATCGGTTCCCATTCTTCATCGTCTTCATCCTGCTCATAGTAGGATGTTACGGCGAGTTGGTCAATGTATGCAAGACTATCTGGCAAGTCATCATGTACGCCTTGCGCTGGGAACATCAAGAGCTGGTCGATGAAGACATCCCAGTCCTTTTCCTTATTCAGGATGATGCGCCCATGCTCAAAACGTCCTTGGAGACTCCAGATAATTCTGTCCGTCTTTTTCCGATTGCCGTGGGTCAGGTCAACTATGTGGGAATATACATTATTTTTCCGCATCAAATCCGACAGATACGGCAAAACAGCGTTTTTTAACGCTCCTCGCTCAATTCCAACACTAATTGGGCGGTAGTCCCGCATCTTCATTACGATTTTGGAAGCAGTCTCGCGGATGTCCCACCGCCCGTGGTCAATCTCCTTGACGAACCACTTACCATCTTCAGTGACCTTGACGATGCAGATTGATGTTTCGTCTAGTCGCTTTTTCGCATTAGCAGCTTGTTTAGCCACTTCTTCAAATCCTGCCAAGTCGATTGCAATAAAGTAACTACCGTGTTCAGGTTCAACGCCATATTTTATCCATTCATCCTTGAAGGTATCGCTACCAGCGTTATCAAAAGAAGCCAAGTACTCTTGCTTGAAAGCAAAACTACTCAGTGTTTTTTTGGCAGACTCAATTTCGTCAGGGTCAATCAGAGGATTGTCCTTGGTCGTGAAGTGCCAAGACTTCCAATCATTATCCTCTTCTTTCTGGCCTAGCTTAAACAAGTCGTAAAACCAGTTTCGCCCTTTAGGAGTGCCAATAAAAATAGCACGGCCCTTTTTGTCGGACAGAGAGGCTCGGATAACCTGCTCCCAAGCCTCGGGTTTAATGTCCGCAACCTCGTCCAGCACAGCGTAAGTCAAGCTCACACCGCGCAGAGTATCGGGTCTATCAGCGCCACGGACGTAAATCTTGGCTCCGTTAATCATGGTGATGTCCATGTTGTTCACATGGGAGTTAGCAATGACTTCCCTGCCAATCTCCATCAACACATCCCAGATAATCTGACGTGCCTGCCCCTGCGTTGGAGCCACATACAAGACTGCTGAACCTGCAGGACATTGTAGCGCCTCAATGATGAGTGCGGTAGCTGCCAAGCGAGACTTCCCACACCGCCGACCAGCAGCAACAACCTTAAACCGTGACTTGTCAGTAAAGACCTCGCGCTGCCAGGGTAAGAGGGAAAAGTTAAGGTCAGACATCAATCACTTCCTCGTTGACACGGTTGACAATAGGAGTGTCGCCAATGCCAGTGATGTTGATAGTCACAGCAGACCTAGCGCCCTTGTCCTTTTCAAACATAGACACAGGCAGCGCCCTATCCATACACATCTTCAATGCAGTGACCTGACCTGGATGCTCATCGTTAAGAGCAATCTCAATCACCTTGCTGACAACATCCTTGCCAGACGCGCTAATCATCATGTCCTTTAGCTCTTTGATGCGCTGTGATTCAGTCTTAGGCAGCACCGCAGGAGGATTCTTTGCAAACCTCTCTAAAGTCATCTTTTTCATCTTTATCCTTTCGGAGACATGTGCCATAATGAATCGGGGCCATCATCCAGCCCTTGGGAAGGCAGGCAGCTTACCAACCCAGATAAACGTAGCGAGTCTATCAGCAACTCTATTAGCTAACAAGCAAACGGGTGCAACAGGTAGAGCCTAACAAGGTTAGCTTAGATAAACAAGGTGCTGCATCTCTAATGAGATTCCCCCCGTGGATGCCATAGTTCGTCTGCATACCAGCTATAAAGATTGACTTCTTTCTTCTCAGAGCAAGCGTGACTTGAAGCAAATGCTAATTTAGCTTTTTCGGTGGTGAGGAGGCTCCTACAATTTCTCACACTCACACCGTACCCCTCCCCCCCCTATCACTCACTCACACCCACGCATCACACCCAGGCATATGCTTTGTTCGGTCATTGCATTAACTAAGTACATTGTTCGTATGCTGCACTAACTAAGCACAAGCATTGTTGCGTTTCATATGGTGAAATTCCATATGGTGAAATCTGCCTGGGCAAATCTGTTTGGTAATGAGAATCATTCTCATCTAGATGTGAAGGGAGGATGCACCATTTCCGGCATACCATCTGGCTCTATGTCCTGGCTCTATCTGGCTCTATCCAACTAAAGTACAGTTACTTATTAACTGTATAAAAACACATTAGGGTTTTGGAGGGGTCTTATAAATCAACAACTTACAAACCTTGGCACGATTCTCTTATGCTATATATGTGAGAGGGTCAGAATTTCAGCCCTCTTTTATCGCCCGCAAGGGTCTTTAGCATCAAAGGACATCACCATGAAAACATATGAGTTCACCATTTATGTCACGGCATCAGAGCGCGGAGCTATGCCGGGCATGATTATCACTTACCCCATGAAAACGCTACACGTTGAGCGCGAGCATTACACGCTTGAAAGCATTGCTAAAAAGGTGCAGCACGTGCGCGACGAACTGATTACAAGCCGCCAATTTGAAAGCGGTCACGGCTTTAGCATTGATGCAAGATTGACCAACGGGCAACGCAAGCCCGCCGGATACGATTCTCGCCGCCGTGAGCGTTGCACTAACTACATCGCCGCATAAGGGGTACACCATGAAAGAAATCATCATCTACGGGCTACCATGTGACGAGAGCCGCGACTACATGGAGGATATTCTCGCCAATTTCCCCGCGACTGATAATGCCAATGCAAACATCGAAAAGGTGAAAGCCGCAGCCGCCGCGCAAGGCTGGCATTCTTTCCGCATTGCTTACTACAATGGGGAGCCGCCTAACTTTGCAGCCGCCATTGCTATCTAGTACACTCTTACAGCATCGCGGGCCGGTGCTGTAGGGTTTGCACTATCGCAAACTGTTATGCCCTACGGGGTTTTTATTTAAGGACTGTTTATCATGAAAATCACTATCAATGCAAACACTATTCGCGCAGCCGCCATTGCAGCCGCCACTAAAGATATCCGCTATTACCTGGTTGGAGTGCATATTGCAATAGCGCACCAGGACTATGCTACCGTCTATGGCACGGATGGGCATATCCTGTTTGCAGGCCGTGCGCGTTATGAGTCGCTGACCGAAGAGCCAATGCAAAGCATAGCTATAACAGTTCCGCTTGATGTAATCAAAAAATGCGATAAACGCGCTGACCTGTTTGTCCTGGAGTCTTTAACCGATGGCGCATATATGCTTGACGGTATGCGCTTTTCACCTGTTGACGGTCGTTATCCCGATGTTCAGCGGGTTATCACTCGCAAAGACCAGGTGCAGCCAATGGCTCCAGCATTTGTTGACCCTGATTTACAGGTACGCGCACAATCGGCCTTGGCTCTGCACTTTGGGGACAAAAAAGGTACTTTGTACCCTATGCTCCAGCAGGGTAGCAGTGCGGCCCTTATCCACAATGGCACTAATGATGCTGTTTGCGTAGTTATGCCCATGCGGAAAGATGGGGCGGAATACCAGGGTTTTCAGTTCGATTTACCTGCACCATTGGAGGCCGTGCCGCACCTTAAAGTAGCTTAATGCACTCTCTAGGCTTTGCGAGTCAGAGCCTAGAGGTTTGCATTGTCGCAAACTGTTTACCCTTTTGGGGCTTTATTTAAGGACTATCACCGTGAACATCACCATCGAAAACGCTAGCCAATTCCGCGAACAGTTCCAACGTGCGGGACGCAAAGACCAGTTCAGTTATGAAGCATTGGGCTTGTTGTTTGACTACTTTGAGGAACTCGCCCCTGATATGGCGCTTGATGTCATAGCCGTTTGCTGCGAGTATGCGGAAAGTTCAATATCTGAATTGGCAGAGTCTTACGATATCGATTTAGATGGCCTGGAGGGAGAAGCTCGCATTGAGGCCGTAGTTGAGTATCTTGATAATCACACTTCCATCGTCGGCATGGTCAACGATGAAACCATTGTTTACGCTCAATTCTAATTATGAAAACCTTAATATCTTTCTTTCAATGCCTGATTATCGCAGCGACTATCGGCGCGCCTTTTATTATCTACTTTTGGAATATGAAACCATGAAAACCGAAGCATTTGATTATGAAACCCGCATAGAATGCGCGCATGAATGTACAGTTTCTACTGATAGATTCGACAATGGCCTATGGCTAAATATAAATGTACACGGAGGCCATGCAAGGGCCATATTGACCCGTGAACAAGGACTAGAATTAATCGCTGGTATCTATATCGCATTATCTGGCGAAGAGGGCGAAGAATGATATACGCCATTCTCGCAACATTGCTGCGACTACTCAGAAAGTAGACCATTCGCACCACTAAGACCCTTCGGGGTCTTTTTTTATGCCCTAGAAACGCACTAGAACGGCCTATGCGCTGTTTTTTTCGTCTGCCTGTACCAACCCTAGCCATTCGGTTAAATCGGCGTCTGGGCGGTATCCTAAATTCCAAAGTACCTGCATTGCATCCAGGCAAGCATTGAAACCCCTAGTTGTACAGCCATTCCCCGCCGCCAATAGAATCATCTTTTCTTCGGTTTTCAGTTTACGGAGAAAGTTAGTCGCGCTGGGTTCCGTGGGTCTAACCATTGTCTGCCCATTCGTACCACTGATTTATAAACACTTTAAGGTCATCTAATGATGCGCCTATTTTTCTATATTCGCCTGATTTACTAATACATAACACCGAATTAATAACTGTCTCAGTATCAGTATTACCAATAATCACACACACGGTAAATTGTGATTGTTTGGCAAGTGTTTTCAGTAGTATTTTTTGCCCTTGGCTTATGTTCTCGCCCTGACGTTTCCATTCACCTACAAAAAACTTACCCCTGCGCTCAATAATCATATCTATGTCGCTTGGCAACAGTTTCGGGTTTGATTCGACCATTCCCGCAAAATCGCCAAAATCGATGTGGGATGCACTTGCGCTTCTCATGGCCCTCATTTGACTGTCCGAATCATCTCAAGGGCCGCTTGTGGGCTGTCAACCCTGCATAGTGTGCCGCCCTTCCAGTTTTGGAAAAAGTCGGCCTGTAGGGTCGTTAAACGTTTCTTACTGTCGGTTTTTATTTCCATCAAAAAAGTGTGGTTTTGATAGCCAACCAATAAATCGACGGGCAGGCCAATTATCCAGACGTAGGCTCCTGCGTCCCTTAGTGCCTGAACTATGTCCCGCTGATTTTCATCAACCCTTGCGGCGCGTCTCATTGATGGGCTTCCTTTTCTTGGCTAAATATTTCATCTCTTGTTTTTGTCCATTGACCATTATGGAAAATTACTTCCGTGCATTGCTCTTTGTGGCATTTCTCTGCTTCTTTTATGAACTTGGGCAGGCTCTCAAAGGATTGCACCATTTGAGTAATTTCCCACTTGCCTGTTACATCAACGGCCTTTGCCATGTAATAAGGGCCACCAGGCCCAATCCATTCTTTGGGTAGCTTGTTAATCGAAACTATCATTTTTTCATCTCCTTCAAAACATGGAATTTGATACCCCTGAATAAATCGTCCTCATCCATCCGCTTAACTTCAGCCCATGCCCATTCCTTCCAGGCTGGCAAACGGCACAGTCGCACCATGTCAGCAAAAACACGGTTGCGGATTTCCTCTTGGTCAAACATTGTTTGTCATTTTCTTTCTGAGTGCAGCCAATTGCTCCCGTATCTCAGGCGGCATAGGCTTCACTATAGGTTTGTTTTCAATGGCTGTTGGATGTGGAATTGATGGGCCATTGCTGCAAAGTTCCTTAAACTTTAACGCACTAGGCGGGAAATTCGGGTCGCAACAATTGATTGCGTAGTCCATCCGTGGTCGGTAGGTCAAGTAGATGCCAAGCTGATTTATCCATTCCTGGCGAATCATCTCAGGGTCGATTCCGTCCCAATGTCGAAGAAATGTCGCACCATAGATTGCATTCAGTCTGGCAAAGATGTAGTCAAAGCCAGTGTCCTTATCGCAGAAGTCGGTCATTGTCCACCTCCACTGGTTTGGCCCAAAATGGCTTGGGTGCTGATAGGCCGCGAGTCAACTGGTGCATATTGTTTTGCGCCTTTTGTGCTGGAGTCATTTTTTCCTCCATCCATTCGGCCTTGAATCCTGTCCAACCTCTTGCACAACAGGTTTCCAATGCTGTTTGCAGACTGACCCCTGCTTTCTTGGCTTCACGCTCTATGCCATCCAATGCGGTTTGCGTGACGGCTGCTTTCTTTTCTTTCCTCAATTTCAACCAATCTTGCCAAACAGATTCCGTCACGCCGAACGGCGGGGCGACTGTCTTCTTTATGGTTATTGGTTTCTGGTTAGTGGTTAATGGTTCTTGGTTAGTGGTTGGTTGAACGTCCGTTGAACGGGCGTTGCTCCGGCGTTCAGCGGACGCTTTACCAGCCTTTGACGCTTGTTCTTTTTTGCCATGATATTCGGCTATTGCTCTATCGGCGCGGGCGTTAATGAAGCCTTCTTCGGTGCTGACAAAAAACTCATTGAGAACGCTCAGGACTTCTTGCTCATGGTCGCGCATACCAATTTGACGGGCAATGTCGCGCTGCTTGATGGGCGCTTCGTGTAGGTAGTAGTGGTCTAAAAGCCGCCTGTAGGCAATGTCTTCAATCACTGTCAAGTGATGGGTATGGCTCTTGTAGTCCCCAATGTGGAACTGGAAATAGTGCATAAGCATCTCCAACTGGCCTCCACTAACAAGGAAACTTCGGCAGGCGGGGAGGCTCGCTTTTCGGTACGCTCATGACTTCGCACCTAGCCGGGTTTCGCAAAATTCTATACCTTTTCCTTGGCTAACTCAAGCGCCCGTGTTAGCAGGGCAATGGTGGCAGCGTCTAGGTCATCAGCAATGTTGTACTCACCAGCCAGTTCAATGGCTTGGCACAGCAGGATTTCTGCGCTCTGAAGTTCAAGTTCATCCATAGTCATCATACAAGCCTATCACGGTTTTACGATAAAAAGTATAGGGAAAACCCTTAGTAAATAGTTCAAAAAAGGCTGGAAAGCTGCGATAAGATGTGCCTACCGCAAGCAAAGGGCAAGCGGATTTATTGACCAAGAAAGGTTTTTTATGATTCACACACCATTCAGAGAGTTAGTCAGGCAAGAGCTATCCAGCATCGAATATTGCTGCTATTGCTTTGAGCCAAAGGGCTGCAAGTATCACTGCTGCCAAGAGAACCACTTTGTACCGTTTGGCGACCTGTACCCCGAAGACCAGGAAGACATCTTGAACAACGAAATGGAAGAGTACGAAGGAGCAGACAAATGACTGTACACACAAACATACGCGAAATCAAATGGGACAGCCTTGGTAACGGGCAACCTACCTTTCTCAGCGTGGAATACGAATGGGATACAGAGATGAACACCTTGGTAGTCTTTTCTGTTTGCCATGCAGGACTTGAGTGGATTGACTACCTAAGCGACTCAACACGCGAACACATCACTAACAAAATTTCCGAAAGGCTTGAAGATGACTGCGAATAAAGAAGCTGACCGCATCATTGCGGATGCAGAAGAAGCTGCGGCGCGTTACGGCGCAAAAGACCCAGCAGACAGACTGGCCTACCAAGTCGGCGTGTTGCAAGCCCACATCCGTGGACTGTGCCATGAAGCGCAATACACCTTTGACGAGCTGAAGAAGCTCCAGCAGGAAATCCTGTGGGAGCAAAAAAATGGAAGATGATTTGAAGTCTGCTTTTTCCGCAGGATTGATTGAGTTGGACTTTAAGAAAAAGGCAGCAGACGCTGCGTATCAACACTATGAGCAATTGGCTGATTTGGCAGACTCTAAATTTAGAGAGTTAGAGCTTTTATCGGCGCAATTAGACAAACTTTACAAGGACACAAAATGAAAGAAATAGCAACAGCACTGGTCAAAGCGCAAAAGGCTTTTGGCCCTGCACTCAAGACATCGACGAACCCACACTTTCGCAGCAAGTATGTGGACTTGTCAGGCTGCATCGAAGCAGTCATTGACAGCCTCAACAACGCAGGGATTGCATTGGTGCAGCGCACCAGCGAGGACAGCACAGGCGTGACTGTGGAGACTGTTTTCATCCATGAGTCTGGAGAGACATTGGAGTGCGGCAAATTGCACGTTCCAGCGGGTAAACAAGACCCGCAGGGGTATGGCAGCGCATTGACCTATGCACGGCGCTACAGCCTGATGGCGGCCTGTGGGATAGCTCCTGAAGATGACGATGGCAACGCAGCATCTCGCGGCCCTCGCATTGCAGCAGCTAAGACTGAATTGGTGTCACCAGGGCAAACAAACAAGCTTGCTGTAGTGGCGCAAGCAATCAATGACCGCATGGCAGCAGATGATGCTATCGGCGCTCTTGGTGAATACCAAGGCATCGTTGATGCTGAGGAAAAAGTAGCACTGTGGGGAATGCTCGACAGCAAAACTCGCAGCGCAATCAAAAAGCAATCTGAACTTTCAAAGGGTTAAAAATGGCAAAGCTATACGAAGTGACAGTGGTTAATGGAAAGTACGTCAAGGATGGTGTTGAGAAAAACAACTACCAAAAGATTGGCTCCATCATCGAAACCAAGAATGGTAAACAGTTGAAGCTGGACTCCATTCCTGTGATTGAAGGCGGCTGGAATGGTTGGGCTTACCTGAACACTCCAAAGCCAAAAGATGGTTTCCCGCGAGATGATGGCTTTCCAAAGGATGACGATTTGGATTCCATGCCATTTTGATTTACGGGGATTGGTTTCGGCATGTTGCTGTGATAAACGGAGCCGTTTAAACAAAGCCAATCCCCACCTAATTTTTGGGGGAAAGCGGATGCTGGTTAGGGCACAAGCCTAACGCACTAGGGCACAAGCCTAGAGCAAACAGACGTAGCGAGTATCCCACCTTTTCGGGGGGAAAACAAATGCTTGGCATCAATTCGCAGTTGCCACCAAGCTAAGTGAGTACCCCCACCTTTTAGGAGAATTTATGGCTACTTATGCAGATTTAGAGATGAGCATTGTGCGCTGGGCGGAGGCTAGGAAAATCATTCCTAACAGCCACCCACAAACTCAATTACTCAAAGCAATGAGTGAAATTGGTGAGTTGGCAGATGCAACCATCAAGAATGACCAGGATGGCATTGCTGACGGGGTTGGTGATGTGATGGTTTGTCTCATTGTTTACTGCGCCTTGCAGGACATCAACCTAGTTGATTGCATGGAATTGGCTTATGAGGAAATCAAAGACCGCAAAGGCACATTGCTTGCCAATGGCGTGTTTGTGAAGGATGAAGTATGAAATACATCCTAGACTTCTTTGCCCTGGTTGGCTTATGCGCCAGCATCATTGCAGCAGGGTTTTACTTTGGGTATGCCACTTACCAGCCTGAGTGCGAAGTGTGGGTTGCTGCGTTTACTAAGGAATGCAAATGATTAACTCAATCAAAAAGCTCCTACAAACACCAACCCTTATTGAATTGGTAGTTAAAGAATTGGTAGAGGCGCATCGGTCTAAATTAGAGGCTCAGAGCGCACAAGACTACGCAAGAAGCGTAGTGCAATACAACATTGACCGAATCGAACGATTGACCAACACATTGGATGAGCTGAAGGAGCAGGCATGAACGATGAAGATACCGATGCAGGCGGCGACTTATTCGTTAGCATGGCAACCGTTCTAATTGTTATATTTTTGTTTGTTTTGTTTGTTGTTGCTGTTGGTGGCATTGTGTGGTGGGCGTTAGCATGAGAGTGCTACGCAGAATAGGCGATGACCTGAAGTGGAGCGCCAAGGCTATAGATGATTGGGATGGTGATGATTGTCACCACAAATCAGCAATGAAAGCGTTGTCAGCGGACATCTTTGAGCTGGCGGTGGTACGCAACTACTACATCGACAAAGAGACTTTGTTGAAGATGTACGAACAGTACATGGACTACAAACCATCAACGCCTATGTGGAAGCAAGAGCAGCAGGCGCTGTACGACAAACTGAGGAAAGAAGCATGACCGGATTTAATTCAAAGCGTGACGCGGCTGCTGACAAGGCGCAAGACGGTAAATGCAAGTTGTGCATTGACGGATGTGCGGCTTGTGATGCTAGGGCACAGCCACCACAGGCTCCTGTGGCGTGGCCTTGTTTAATTGCAGAAGCAGACTTTTCACAAGATACCGTTACTTTAACTATGCAATGTGATGATTACAAAGTTTCAGCACATAAGCATTGGTTATCCACCACCCCACCAAAGCGCGAATGGGTAAGGCTGACGAACGATGAAGTCAACAACTTTGCTGCGGGATGCCATTTGGGTAAGTCTGTGCAAGGTGCTATTTACGAAGCTGAAGCCAAACTCAAGGAGAAGAACACATGAGCAAACGTGACTTGGCACTGGATAGCCTCACCCGCATCTGCGAGATACAGCAGCGCCTA